ACACCTTTGATTTTTGAGATTTCTTTCAGAAAATCATTGACCGTCATTCCGGTAGACGATTTCTTTCCCTGATTAAATCCCTCACTCCTGGCTTTTTCCACTCTGTCATTGACATACTGCACCAACTGTTCATCGGTCATTTTGCGAATTTTAACCGCTTTTTCATGTACCTTATCTTCATTTACTGTTCTGCGGCAGCTTCTCTTCTTTGCCATTGCAATCCTCCTATCTCATGTATGTTTCAACGATGCACGCATCGTCCTCCGGTGTCCTTGGAAATTTGAACATGAATCCGGCTGACATTACATCATCTTCGCATCTTTTAAGATTTTCATATTCGCAGTAAACATTTGTTGGCCGGCTTTTCTATCCGTCCCATACTCTTGCCACCACTTTCCCCGGAAAATCTTTCGGACTGTCGTATATCACTACCAGCGGCACTTTTATATCTGAATAGTCTACCAGATTAAGTGTCGGTACTCTCTTATACAACGGCGTGTTCTGCTTTGCTAATTTCTTCTGTTTGTTCACTCCCATACCTCCTGTAATTCCACATGGAATGATTTCAATAGTTCATCGTCCATATTTGACATAAATGTTCTGTACGATATGTCCGGCTTATTTTGCATAAACCAATCTACCGCCTTTTGATTTCTGGCTGTTCTGGTAGATAGGTTTCTCCAATTATCCTGATACCGAACCCTTTTCAATTCTCCGTACCATACAAGAAATCGCTCTCTCGTGCCATTCCTATCAATCCTCATAGGCACATACGGATCAACAATCTCGTAGTCTATTCGGCGGACTGCTGCCGGAACTGCCATAACCCACATTTCTCCTGTGGCAACGGCATCCGGCACTTTATCCGCTATCTGTTCCGGCATGAGGATAGCATCACTCTCTATGTAATACGCATGGATAACAACCGGTACGCCAATCCTTGCCATGTTGTACGCTACTGTTCCGCCTTGCGGCATCGCTTGGATTGCACTCAATATGTTAGGTGCTACGCATATCCTCGGAGTGGTGTTATCCTCATCCGGGCAGATCTGTTTCGGAACTCTCGGAACAAATCTCTCTACTTCATCAAATGAAACATGAACCAATTTACTGTTGCTTCTTTTTTCTCTTCGCTTCATCCTTTTTCCGTTGGCGTTCCTCCCAGTAGGGATGTTCCAATCTTTTCAGTCCAGTGCATCCTATCTGCAGGCACTTATGGACTTTCATTTGCTTCGTTGATAGATACCCTTTGTGTGTTTTGCAGTACGCTACCGGCGATTTAACCATATTCTTATCAATGCTCTGGAATAAATCAGGCATGAATAAGGGCTTTCGGAAACTCTTGAATGAGTTCTTCGCCCCAAATGTCCGTGAGGCTTGGTTTCATAAATACCGGTATGTTGTACTTTCTGCACTGCTCCACAATATTTTCAATCCATTCTCGTCTTGGTATGACTTTATCTTTTCTGCTGCCAGTCTCCGCTCCTACGATGATCCACTCCGGGATGTATGATTTCTCACTCAGTTCTCCGAAGTCTGCCAGTATAGGCTCTACTGACAAAAACGTATGGAACTCATAGTGTCCGTCCTGTCCCATATACTCCGCATCTGGATCTGTGACTGTCGTTCCGTACCACATATTATCTCTGAGTGGTAATTCTCCATAATGATGTAGCTCCATATATCTTCCTGGATTCTTCGTGAGGAAGAGGTAATTATGCTGCGGAGCTTTCTCACAAGCATTAAACACTTCCCTGATCCATCTATCAGGAACCCACTCTCCAAACACATCCGACATTGATCCGACAAAGATATTTCTCTGCCTCTTTTTGTCTCTGTATTCTCCCATGCGGTATCTGTGGATTGTCGGCACAAATCCATGCGGATAGGCGCATCTGAATTGTTTTCCGGTCTCATCATCAACATAATACGGTTGCTCATTGATCTCATAAGTTTCAGAACCATCGTCTCCGAGTTTGTACGTCTCAGGTTCTACCAGATGGCATCCTTTCCGTGATACAAAACGGTTTGCAATGCCTCTGGCATAACAATAAGGGCATTTATGACGGCAGCCAGTAATCGGATTCCATGTGCTGTCAGCCCATTCTATCTTTGTTTTATCCATTGTGTTTCCTCCTGACGTACTTCCCTACATGATTGACATAGCCGCAGAAACAACACTTTACATCATCACGCAGACGGCTTTTAAAGATCTGATTGCCACAACGCTGACAATCAAGCTCTTTCGGGTTTACTTTATTTTTCTTCATTCTCCTATCGCTCCTTTGGAAATAATTTGCCATCAAACCATTCCGGCTCCCGGCGGACTTTGAAATACTTGTACTTCGGATCATCGCTTATACTCACAGCCAAAATCCAGTTGTCAATCATGCTCATTTTTTTAATCCAAACAGGTATCTCGAATCCGTCACATTTCAATATCCACTCGCTGCCAACTGGGTATTTAATAAATGTGTCATTCGCAAGATCCGGTTCTGCAAAATAAGGAATACCATAGTCCTCTCTGTTTCCTGCATTATCATCAATGTAACAGGTGGCACATATTTTTCTTGTATTGTTTCCAAACTTTTCTACCAACTCAGGCAGATTGTCATTGACTGCATCAAACTCTAATCCGTACTGTTTGCACCACTCCACTGCTTTCTGCGTCTGTTCCTCATTCCGGCACGTCCAGAGGATGAGTTTTGTTCCGTTTTCTCTTTTGCGAATAAGGTAGCTTATCAATTTCTTATTCGGTGGTCCTATTTCCGGCCATCTGTTCTCGCAGAGTGTTCCGTCAAAATCTACTGCGAATATCTCTGTGAAATCACTCATATCTATTCCTTTCCATCCCTAAATCAAACAGGGATAATTGCGCTTTCTCTCTTTCTAACCTCTCACTGGATAGCTTATACATTTCCTCGTCAATCTCGAATCCCACGAATGGTACTCCGGCTCTGTGGTAAGCTATAAGGCTTGATCCACTTCCAACATGGGTATCGAGAACCGGTCCGTTTATTTTGAATGTCTGCAGAAGATACTCATACAAGGCAATCGGTTTCTGCGTAGGATGTATCTTTCTCTCTGTATTTGCTCCGCCTGTGTTGGAACATCTGAATAATTTTGCCGGTAGGTCATAAGAAGTCCATGCCATCTCCACTTGTGAGAACGCTTCCCACGGCTGTACCTTGTCCCACACAACAAAACATTTTGTCGGTAGCAATCGGAAATAGTTGCCGCCCCATATAATTTGATTCTTCGATACCCGGAACAGTTCTTTGAAATAATCTTCCCCAGGAGGTTCGTTGTCCCATTGTCCTGCTCCCTTACTTCGCTTTATCCGTGAAGCTGTGCTTTCTGCCGGATAGCCATTCTTTGACCGGCTCTTATTGGTTCCCATTGCCATGTTTGGTGCATTGATACCGTATGGAGGATCCACGATAGCAACCTCAAAGTGTTTATCAGGAAATCGTTTCATTCCCTCCATGCAGTCCATGTTCCAGTAACCATAGTCTAATTTATCCACTTAATGATGCTCACTCCCTCGTAACCTTTCTCAAACTCGTACCATGCGTATGCTACTGCACTACCGCCTCCGGCTTTCATTTCTTCAAAGTTTCCGTTCTTGGCACATAAAATCCTGCTTCGAGATACATATACACATTTCGGAGGGTATTTCTTGAACAGTTCTCCCCTTGCCTTTCCCTCTAAGAACTGCAATTTGAGGAACATAAACACCTTTCTTCCGTCCGGTATCACATTCATAGCGTGTTCAACAAATTCCTTTGCGTATTTATATGGTGGGTTCGTGATAATGTCTCCGTCCCACATCTCATCAGTCTGCAGGAAATCTACGCCACCCTGTCCGTAGCCTCTGTCGATAAGGTCTGTGCTCCGCACATCATACCCACGCTCTTTGAGTTTTTCAGATAAATGTCCTTGTCCTGCTGCACACTCCCACACTTTTTGGCTGAGTACCGCCCCCCCGATAAGAGTGCGTCTATTGCGATAGGGTCTGTTGCGTAGTAATCATTTGTTTCCCTTTCTTTGTCTGTATGATTTGAAGCACCAAGGGTTGTGAAGATGCTTTTACCATTTCCGGTCCAATCTTTTCCCATATATTCATCCTTTCTGAATTTCTTCAAATACAACTTTCTGTGGCAATACTCCGTGGCAGACATAAACACTGCTAAACGGAGGATTGAGTGACGGTTTCTGTTCTTCGTAACTCTTGAAATATGCAACTCTTCGGTTCATATACATAATCTCAAATTCGTGGTCTCTGAACATTTCAAACCGTCTCTGGCTTTCAAACAATCCAACCACTCCAACAAGCATTGCAAACGGTTTATCTAGGTTAAATAATCTCTCTATCACTTCTGTTTTCATAGAGTACGGCGGATTGCTTATGATGTAATCGCACCATTGCACCATTTCTCCTTGTTTCTGATACTGGAAGAAATCGTCTCCGTCCTTTATGTGGGTTGCTTTTACGTCATACCCCCCCCCGATTGAAATTTTTGACAAACAGGCTGTCCTCTGTATCAAAAGGACACCATATCTTTGCCCCTTTCGGAATGTATTTCATAATCGGTGCAACTGCGTAATCAGGTGTATAGAACTCGTCATTGCCGCTTCCGGCCACTTTATCCATTTTCATGTTTCTTGTCCTTTCCTCTACAAATATCCAAATCTGTAACCATATATAGATTCCAATTCTCCCCGGCACACCTTACCCACTGAGTTCGGCGGAAGATCGTACTGCCGTTCTGCTTCCCGGCATGAGAAAAATATCTCTTCCTCATCCCCTATACAGATAACCATGCAATGTTTCCCCGGCTTGTCCCTGCGGTTTCCGCACTGTACTCTTTTATCAGCCCATCTCAGGTTGTATATGCTGTTGTCGAACCTCTCTCTGTTGTTTATATGGTCTACGGTGTCATACCGCCGTCTGTCTCCCATGAAGAAAGTCTGCATAACAATCTGGTGTCTCTTAAACCGTACTTGGTTTCCATCCGTATCTGTGAACATACTGGAAATATCATATTTATCTCCGTATGCCATATTGCAGAGGATTCCGTTTCTTATAAGCCTCCCAAATGTTGATATGTAGCAGTTGATGTTGAAATCATGCACACTCTTAACTTCCAAATTCTCATCGAATTTTACAAGCCGAGTGACCTTTCTCCATTTTTCTTCCTCGTCCGGGTATTTCCGGCGGATGTAATTAAAAGTTTCTGATTCTCTCATAACTTCTCGAATGTGTATACTGAATGTCTCGTTGTTACTGTGATTTTTCCTTTTATCTCAATATAGGAAATTGCCATACTCGTTGTGAGTTCTCCGACATATGGCGTGCCATCGGCATTTGAGATCCACTGAATTACCATCTGTTCTCCGATTCTCACGTTTGGCTTGGTACATATTCTTCCTACTCTGTCAGGGTATCTCCCGTCTGTCCGGTGATTGCCCTCTCTGTCCGTTATTGAGACTACTTTGTAATTTTCCATAGTGTTCTCCTTAAAACAGATGGAACAAAAGCAGGTCCTCATTGTCCGCCGGATCACACTTCTCTTTCCATTCCAGTTTTCTTACAACGTCCCATGTTTTCAGGCAGATATTGGATAAATCATATTTTTCATATACTCTACGGTCGATGAACAACCGCATATCCAAATCCTCTCCATAGAGGTTGTAGCTCATATATTTCAAATTGCGAATATCATCATCCGTTGCCTCGGCATGGAGTGTTACTGTGATTCCGTCTAATCGGTCAAGGATTTTTCCGTAATCATCCATTGATAAACAAGCTGTGTACAAATACACTCTCTGCTGTTTATTCTGTTTTTTCAGTGCCCTAATAAATCTCAACAAACTGTCCGGGTTGAGCATCGGTTCTCCGCCGGTTATCACGACTTCCTCATAGTCTGAGAGAACTGAAATATCTCCAATACTTGCAACCTTTCCGATTGTCTCATTGCAGCATCCGGGGCATTTTCTGTTACAAGCTAATGTCACTATTACTCTCGCTGTCTTTTTCATATTTCCTCCTTAATCCATGCCGTCATAAAGGCTTTCAGATAATTCAACCTGTTCGTCTGTCAAATCCCTAAGTGCATTGATTATCTTCATCTTTGTTTCTTTGCATGGGAAATATCCGTACTTTGCATATCTCAGCATCCGTTCAAAAGTGCTCATTGGAAATGGAATATCTTTATCAATTACAATCCGTTTAAGATGCAGATGTTCAAAAAACGCATCATCCATCAGGATTTTGTACTCAATGTGTGTTTTCGGTATTCCAATTTCCTCTAAGAAATGTTCATCTTCCAAAGTTTCAAACGGAAGTTCTTGGTTTTTCGCTACCGCACCAGTTTCATCCTCTACTTCCTCTTTGTAATATGCGAACTTCGTGATTGTGAAATCGAACTTATTCAGAATTTCTTCCGGTTTTCCAAATATTTTGCAACAAAGTTCAATCACAACACCTGTTTCAATGTGTTTGTACGCCTTTACATTGTCGTTTTCGTAGTGGAAATGATATTTCTCATCTCTTACATCGTCTCCGTCATATCCTGGTGTCTGGCTGTCAAAATACTGTACCGCATCATCAAAATCACTTTCATTCTCAAAGAAAATATCAAGATCCTTTACCTTTTCTTTATTGAATATGTTTTTGAAACATCCTCCACATATAAATCCTTTGTGACCGGTCATGTATTCATCAAGCCAATTTAGCATCCAGAAGTTTTCTCTATCTCTCTTTATTAGAGCCATGCTTCCTCCTATCTCCGTGCCATTGCCTCCTCGTATAACCGTTTATACACGTCCCTCTCGGCTGTGATTTTTGCGATTTCCAACTGTGTCTCAATGTCCGGCATCTCCACCTTTGCCACAACAGGTTCAGGTTCTTTCTTCTCCGGCTCCACTACTTCATTTGCAGCTTCCGCCCACTTCTTTACCAGATCATTCGATTTGATGTTAATTCCAATACCGATGCTTACTGCCAACGCTGCATCAATCTTTTTCATTTCCGCCATAGAACACTGCCCTATGTAATCTCCAACCTTATCCTTGTTTACCGTATCAATCTGCTCACAAAGCACGGTGGACGGATATTTTGAACTGTTGATTTTAACGTGTGTCGGTAACGGTTTCTTTTCCTGAGTGGTAAGGTAAACCACTTCCAAGATAGGACCTGCATTGTTGCCAATATCATTGCTTATGATTACCGCAGGTCTACCCCCCCCCTGTACATTTCCGCTATATTCACTCTCGTTGCGGATATAGAAGATTTCCCCTCTATAAAACTCTTTGCTCATAGTGTCCTCCTATTCGATTTCATCCTCCTGCGGCATCTCGAACACTCCAAGTGGTTGATCCGCCACATATTCACATACTAAGTCTCTGGGGTTTTCATCCTGTCCTCTTTCAAACAGCAAATTCATGGTGTAGCAGTCCATAAGCATTGAAATCGCCATTCTGCATTTTTCTTTCGTAGAATATCTGCCAATCACTACTCTGTTTTCTCCTACGAGGGCAGCAACTTTGTACCGCCCATCATATTTGCTGTCCGTGCTGTATTCTGTTACCTTGTCGTTGTTCATAACTACCGCTCCATCCTGAGACTTAACAAACATCACGTTTTGCCTCTCTTTCCTTAATTCGCCCCATCTGTCGATTGATTTTGAAATCAATTCGATCCTCTACCTCTGCTACGCAGTTAAAAATAATTCCCAACTGTGTGAGCATAATCTGTACATCTGCAATTTCATCAATCACTGCTTCTCTCATTTCCGCTGTTTTCTCATCGCTACGGCGGAATTTCAGAATGGCTTTGATGAGTTCGGAACACTCTTCAATCGCCATATCCTCCTGTGCATCGTTTCCATACGTTTCTACGATGGTGTTGAGGTTTCTCATCTGTTCCTGTGTCAATACCATTACCTCCTAATATCTGATATTTAGATTTCCATGTTCATTGATCCAATCAATAATTTCCTTGAATCCAAGACCTCCCTCATCCCACGGTTTCATAATGTACTCATACTGTTTGGGATGAGTGAGTTTCATCTTTTCAAATCTTCCTGGGGACTTTTCAAGGTGGCATCCATAGCCGCAGAACATACAACCAGTACGTTCGCATCCGGTCGTTTTGAGAACCGGCCTGCCGAGGTCGAAGATTTCCATATTGCTTACATCAGCTAATGTCATTTGACCGTGTGCCTCATCCTCTGTCACAACTTTTCCGTATACAGAACAGATTTCAAACCTCTTTGGCTGTTTTTTAATGTATTTTCTGGCTTTTCTTCTTTTGGTCTTATCTGCCCTGCATCGGACTTCCATGTTGCAAGCTGCTAAGTTCTGGTCGTATTCGTCCTGCAACTGCCGTATGTAGAGAAGTATGTCCTGCTCCGTCCAAAATGCCATTGGTTGGCTTTGCGGATATTTTAATTCAAACGCATTGCACCCTGTTTTCAGCCACCCTATCGTCCTCTTTTGACTTTCCGATGCAAGCATCGCAAGTATTGGTCTTTTACCGGTTTCTTTGTAATATTTCTTTGCCGGTCTTTTCTTCATTACAGCGCAGCACGTATCATTCACTTCAAATGGAGCTTCAAGCATGAACCGCCATTTTTCACAATTAAATCTTGATTTCTTGCTGCCCCCCCCCTGTCGTTACTGCGCCTTGAAGCCGTTTTAATCTTGTTTTAGAACCTTTTCTTGCACCATATATACAATTACTGATTTCTTTTCCTATGAACGGATAGCCATATTTCTCAATTACTTTCCGAAATGTCAGTTTTGGTTTTATCCAATCCACATTTTCAAAAGTCTTAACAAACTCTCTTATCTCTGGATATTCAAGGCCTGTATCTATGAACATTGCCTTAATGTTGGGGTACAGTTTTCTCGCAATATCAAGAAGAACTGTACTGTCTTTTCCACCAGAGAAAGAGATATACACACCATCCTCTCCGTACTCATCTACCCACTCCCTGATTCTCCGCTGTGTCATGCTGATTTTTGCATTAAGCGGCAAGGACTGCATCTGGTAGATGTCGGATATAACGTGTTTGTTACTCACTTCTCTGTTTCTCCTTTCTGGTGTTACATATAAGTTGCTTCTTTGAATACGAATGTGTCCTCAGAGTCTACCTTTTCCGATAACTCTCTCAGGCGCAGATCATTGGAGCTGTAAATCTTTTTCTTTTTCATATCAGCCACAAAAAACTCCTGCCCTGCCTGAATATACTCTCCCACTTTGCTCTTCCGGCAAATCTCATAGGAAGCATACTCAGTCTCTTTATCCTCTGCCTGTTTTCCCTTTGCGGTTTTTCCTAACATACCGATTTTTCTCCTTTCTTTCATAATTATGTTTATCTGACTAAACATTCTCTTCAAAAAAATTTAATGTAATCCGTCAGACCATCTATACAGAATAACGGCGGTATCTTCGTTAGGATAAGAAACTCCCAAGAATTTGCCATTAACTGTTTCGCAAGCCTCTGTTACTCTGTCCACGAATTTATTGAAGTCCTCTTTCACTGTCACATAATCGTGAAATCCCATTGATCCCTCGTCTCTTTCGTGGCTTTCTCTCATTACCACCATCTGTTTTAATTTCTGCATATTGCCTCCTATTTCTTTACCTTGCAGTCTCTATATACATCCTCTTTTCCGATGAATAACTGCCCTAAGATTGCAACCAGAACATTTACCACGATACTGTTTCCGGCCTGCTTATAAAGCTGTGTGTTACTATTTACTTTCTCCGCCTTATGGAAATCTGCATCTGAGAAATCCATCAGCCGCCAGCACTCTTTTGGAGTGAGCTTTCTTATGCGGTACTCTGTGCAAACCTTTGAGTTAGCATCTCCATGCGTTCCGGCGGTCAGCGTTGGAGAATTGCCATTATCAGAATAAACAGATCCGCATTGACTTCCCTCGTTGGAAATCTGCCCTACTTTTGCCATTTCTGTACTCCTTTCCGCGAGATTGTCGCTATGCTGCATACCGTCCTGCCCCCCCC